GATACGGAGTTTGATGAAAGTATATACATGACACAAGAACTTACTATTACTGGTATAACAAATTTAGATGCAATTGGTTGGAGAACTCTTTCATCTGGTGCAAAACTACAAAAAGTTGCTTTTGTAGAAAAATATAATACATACACAGACCAAAATTCGGGCATTGTCAAATCGACTGGGCCATATAATGATTTTGAATATCTTCCTAATTTACCAGTTACTAGAGATTATAAGGTGACAGATGATAATGGAGTTACTACTACATTCAACATGAAAACTCCTCCTGACTTGGCAACTACTAAAGTTACGAGAGAATCGGGTAAAACATTGTTGACAGTAACATCTACAGAAGATATTAGAGAAGAACACACATATGAAACACATCATGGGGGAGCGGGCACATTCACAACACATAATGTGACTGTTGGAGACATACTAGAAGAAAAGACACCGGCAGCACCACATCCGAATTTTAAAGCAGTAAAACTGGATGACTTGATTGGTGATTTTAAGACATTCTTTGCGGCAATAGATGCATTGACTGATTCTCTCCGAAAAATGGCAGATGATGCTGCAAAGGCACTTCAAGATATTATAGATTATCTGGATGCTAAAATTGCAGAATTGGAAGAAATCGCAGCAGCATTACAGAAGATACTTAAACTTTTTACAGTTGGTCTTGGTGATGCAGGAGTTTATATATTAAGTATTCCAGTAGCAATTGGTGGAAATGATTATATTAAGACAGAACTACAAGGTGCTGTAAATAGACCACCAGATACTTTAGATTTTACTTTAGCATTTATGATGATGGGCGGAGGTGCTGAAGGAACCGAAGAGGGATTTAAGACTCTACAAAAACTATTAGTTCCATAAATAATAATACTATGGCAATAAGTACACGAACATATCACGATTTTTCTTTTAACTTTTCTTCCAACCCCATGAGTGGGGATGTGGCGAAGAAGTCTGGTGCAGCTGCTGTCAAAAGCGCAATGTTGTCAATTATGAAAACTAATTACAACGAAAGATTGTTTCAACCAGAAGTTGGTTCTGGAATACGTGCATTGTTATTTGAACCAATGAATCCGATTACAGAAGAACGGCTGAAGCAAGAAGTTAAAGATTGTTTAATGAGAAGTGAACCACGAGCCACCATTTTAGGTGTAACTATAGAAGGACAAGAAGACAAAAATCGATATAAAGTAAGTATTCTTTTTAGTGTATCGACAGAAACAGAACCACAAAAATTAGAGACTTTCTTTGAACAAGGGTAACAATGGCTGAAATACAAAAACTTAATATAGCAGAACTTGATTTTGATACAATCAAAACAAACCTAAAAGATTATTTTGGGTCACAATCTGAATTTACTGACCATAACTTTGATGGTTCTGCTATTTCGGTTTTGTTGGACATTCTTGCATACAATACTCATTACAATGCTTATTATCTCAATATGCTTGCGAGTGAATCCTTTTTAGATTCTGCTCAATTAAGAGATTCGGTTGTCGCAAAAGCATCAATGTTAGGGTATGTGCCAAAATCAACAAGGGGCGCACAAGCATATGTTGATTTGACAATTACAGCAAGTGATTCTCCTGCATCAATTACTATAGATAAAGATACGCAATTCACTTCAACCGTTGATGGAACATCATATACTTTTGCAACTGCAAATTCGACAGTTATTTCTCCTGTTAATGCAGCATATGTAGCAAATAATGTCTTATTGAGACAGGGAGTTCCTTTAACGTTTAAGTACACCGTAAATACTGCAAATACGGAACAAAAGTTTCTTCTTCCAAACGCAAATACAGATATGGATACTTTAGTTGTATCTGTTCAAGAGTCAACTTCGGACACAAATACTTCTGTATATGCACTGGCCTCTGACATTACTACCGTTAATGCTACATCCAATGTTTATTTTATTAATGAACATTCTAGTGGACAATTTCGTGTGCAATTCGGGGATAGTGTTCTTGGAAGAAAACCAATCACAGGAAATATAGTAATTTTTAAAAGTTTAGTATCAGAAGGAACAGAAACGAATGGTGCAAATGTGTTTTCTGCAGCCAGTACAGTTGGGGGATATTCAACTGTTTCAGTTGTAACTTCCACTTCTGCAATTGGAGGATTGGACAAAGAGACAATAGAGAGCATTAAATTCAATGCACCAAAAACTTACGAAGCACAGAATCGTGCAGTTACCACACAAGATTATAAGAAACTGGTTGAAGATTCGGTTTCGGGTTTGGATACTGTAGCAGTTTGGGGTGGACAGGATAATGATGTGCCAAAATATGGAACTGTTTTTGTTTCTGCAAAACCAACTGGTGCAGATGCACTATCAACAAGTCAAAAGACATTAATCAAATCTGCATTGACGGATTATAATATTGTTGCAATATCACCAGAGGTTGTCGATCCAGATCTTATCAGTTTGATTTTTAGTTTAACAGTAAAATACGATTCTCGTTTAACTACTAAAGCATCTGGTGTAATTGCAGCGAGTGTAATTGATACGATTCAAACTTACAAAACAAATAACTTAAATAAGTTTAGTTCTATTTTTAGATATTCTGTTCTTTCAAAAAATATTGATGCGACAGATACTTCAGTTTTAGGAAACCTTTTAACTCTTACTGCAAAAAAAGGTTTAACACCTTCTTTAACTGCAAATAATAGTTATACGATTAGTTTCAATAATGCAATTTACAATCCTTCAACAACTTATGAAGGTGCAGTATCTTCATCTGCATTTGCATATACGGATTCGGCAGGCACAACTTATTCGACAAGTTATTTAGATGACCTCAATGGAATAATGAGAATTTATTATTATTCTGGAAGTGAAAAATTAATTATTGCAAATAATGCTGGAACTGTTGCATATGGTAACGGACATATTACATTGACTTCTTTCAAACCAGATTCGTTTGCTGGATCTACTTTAGATTTCACAATTGCCCCGGCCACAAATGATTTGATTCCTGTTAGAAATCAGATTTTTACAATTGCGAATACTGATATAACTGTAACAATGCAAGATGACGCTGATACTGGAACAACAACCACTTCTGCAAGTGCAACTGGTTCATCTGACTCTATAACATCTGGAACTGCTACGGGTTCCTCAACTGTATATTAAAATATGTCTGCAAAAGTTTCCGCCAAAGCGGTATCACAAGTAGAAAATCAAATACCTCAATTCATTAGTGAGGAGAATCCTCTTTATGAGAAGTTTCTCAAGAACTACTATGAATTTTTGGAAACTCTTTGTGTCTTTTATACGGCAGTTGGTGCATATACCACATTATTCACAAATGGAGAAACGGTTACTGGTCAAACTTCTGGTGCAACTGCTAAAGTTAAGGGAAAAAATGCAATAAGTGCTACTCTTAAAGTATTTTTAGAGCCGACAAATGATTTAAATTTCCTAGTTGATGAAGTTATTATAGGTGGCACATCTAATGCTCGTGGCACAATATCAAAACTTAATCGTGAACCTTTAAATGGAACAAAAACATTTAAAGACCTCACTAATTCGGATTTAACTACAGATGGAATTCTTGATTGGTTTAAGAAAGAGTTATATCCTAATATCAGAAATAGTGCAACTGTAGACTTACGATATTTTCTAAAACATCTCAAACAATTTTATCGTTCAAAGGGAAGTGAGAAATCATTTCGTACATTGTTTCGGGCCCTTTATGGACAGGATTCTCTTGACTTCTATTATCCGAAAACTGATATGTTCAAGATTTCGGATGGTAACTGGTTGCAAGATACAGTTTTACAGTTAAGTTATGATATATCCTATTTGGACTTTAATGGATTAACAATAACTGGTGGTACTTCTTCAGCAACAGCATTTGTTTCCAATGTTACTACTCGTAAAGTCGGAACTGTTCCAGTAGTTGAATTGGTTGTAACTACTTTTGTTGGAACTTTTGTGGTTGGAGAAACCATTACTGCAACTACTGCAGCTGGAATAGAACTTTCTGCAACTCTTACTGGAATGCTGACAGATGTATTAATTGTGAATGGTGGAGAAGGTTATAGTATAGATGAAGCACTTACTGTTACTGATGCAACTGCTGTGGGTTTTGGTGCAACAGCAATAGTCAAATCAACTTCAGCAGACCAAGTTGCAATACTAACAGTACCAGCAGTAGGAAATGGTTATCAAGTAAACGATCCTATCACTTTTAACAATGCAGGAACAAATGCTGTTGTAACGGCAGAAGCAAAAGTCGCAACTCTTGCAGACACATTTACAGTAGATGTTGTTTCTACTTTACTTACTGCTGGTGTAGAAACAAAAACTTTTGACCTTACAGGTGCATTTGGTGTAACAGTCTCGGCTGGGTATTTGATTGGAAATAATGCAATATATGCAAATGCAACAAAAAAAGGAGTTGTCATTTCTTATACAGTCGCAACTCCGGCAGTTCTTACAATCTATGATATGTTCAATGAAAATGCTGCGGCAACAACTTCTCCTGGCTTGGTTGCATGGGTAAACACCGATACAATGTATCTGTTTAATAAAACAGGCACAGCAGTTCTTGGTGCATTTTCAGTCATAATAAACGATACATCTTTCGTAACAACAACTGCTCATGTTGCACTCAATTCTACCAATTATGGTGCAAATTTTGCAACACCAGATGGAACATTTGCTTCGGCAGGAACAACTGTAACTGTAACATATTCTGGTGGACACAATCTTGCTGCAAGTGATACTATTAAATTAGATTTTTCAACAGGGTCGATGAATGGAACTTATACGGTTGCAACTGTTCCAAATGCCACAACCTTTACAGTTACAATAAGTAGTCCGGCCGCATCTGGCACAGTTGAAATGATTCCGATTATCAGTTCAAAAATGAAAAATGCGTTTGTATTTTCTACACAAACTTTCGGCAAAGTTGCAACAGTATCTTATTCTTCTCATGGAAGTGGATACGAAGCAAAACCAACCACATCGTTGACATCTTTGGGTTATTACAGTACAGTAGAAACTAGAAGTGATGGTGTAGGAGGATTTTATGGAAGTAACGCAACGATTGCAGTAGGAGATTTGGGTGGTGCAGTAACAGGAATTACTATTACAGAGCCAGGATTTGGATATGAACTTGCACCAGCAGTAACAGGAGCACAACACTCAACTGCTGCAACTTTGACAGGAGTATTGGGAATCACAAGAATAAAAGATGGTAAGTATTCTGGTGAATCGGGAATGCCTAGTTCACAAAAGAAAATACAAGACAATGATTACTATCAAGATTATTCTTATGTACTCAAGACAACTGATTCTGTAGATGTTTGGAGAAATGATGTTTTGAAATTGTTACATCCTGCTGGATATAAGTTATTTGGTGAGGTATTGATTGAAAATCTCTTGAACACTCAAATGTTTGATAGGGGCCTCAGTAATATCAATACTGCGGATGCAACTGGAATGTCTACGTATCGAGAGATGACATTCTTCTTTGAATCGTTTATTACTGGCCTTCAAGTTGATATGGGCGAAACATATCTTGAAGTTGAAGCACAAATCGATTCATTGATTGCGGCTCTTGAGACATTTGCAAAAATAACAATTAAAGGTGGAACTACACAGACATATCTATTAAATAAATTAAAAGCATCCAATGGAATACCAGCAGAGATGTTCTCGACATTGTTTGTCAAAGATAGTTCTTCTGTTTCAGTTGGAACAACTACTACGGTCACTACTTCTACACCACATTATTTCCGTGAAAATGACTTAGTGTCTCTTGATGATTTTGTAGGGACTAATGTTTCTCTCATCAATGGATATATGTACAAGGCAACAAGTGTGGGGTCTAGTGGAACTGCTGCATCTAATAATACTTTTATCATAAAAGAGTTGGATGGAACTACAAACGTAAATACTACAGGAATGTCGATTACATCACAAGGAAAAGTCTTTAGGTCTGGAAAGAAAGCAAGTTCGGGTATATTAATTGATATGTATTCTACGGAATATATCGAAGGAATAAAAACAAAAACAATTCACGAATATCTCCATACAAGTGCTTCGGATTTAACTGGATTTAGTTCTGGTGATGTTCTAGATGTTTCTGGAAGACACATTGATATTGAAAGTAGAATGATACAAGAAGATAATGGTGGAAACGATGACTTCTTGTTAGAAGACGGAACTACCAGCAATCCCAACTCTTCTGCAATAGGGTTTCTCCTTGCAGATGAAGGACAAATAGATTTGGATGGTGCAAATGATGCACATCAACTTGCGGTAACACCTGCCGTACAACGACAAGTTTCAAGTACATCAAACAATATTTTAACGTTTAATAGACCATTTGATTATAAGAATGTACCTTATACACAACATCCTCATAATCAAGGATTTGGTTTATATAAACATAAAGTTGACCAGCGAGTTTTGGCCGCATAATGGATGACTTACAATTTTTATCTGTATAAATATAAAAAGAAATCAATAAGGAAAAATAACCATGCCTGCTCTAGTAACAACGGAATTTAGAATCCACAACGCAAAACAGTTCAGAGAAATGTTCTCTGAGGCTGCACAATATGGTGGAGCAACTGCATCAGCTGCCCTTTCGACAAATATGTATTTGTTTATTGGAAAATCTTCAGCATGGTCGGGCTCCTATAACGATGGAACAACTACTTATGCATTTACGGACACAACTCAACCAGATCCGAATAACACGAATGCTCCATCTTCTGATACAACTGCAAATACTTCTTATTCACATTGGAAGGATATGATTGCAGCCAAAAAAGTTGCATCTTCTGATGTGAGTCACGTTATTGCAAGAAATAACTGGACTTCTGGTCGGTATTATTCTATGTTCGATGATACTATCAAGTTTAGTTTATTGACTGTAAGTCAAGCAAGTCAAAACGTGTATACAGGTTCAGCAAACGCAACTGCAACTCTGTATCCGATGTACGTGATGAACAGCACTTTCAAAGTTTATAAATGTCTTGCTAACAAAAAGACTGAAGGTGGAAGACCACAACCTTCTACGGTTGAACCTACTCATACTACAACTTCTGCAGCTGCACCTGCTGCACAAGCAGATGGATATGTATGGAAATATATGTATACCATTTCTGCCGCAGAATCTTTGAAGTTTGTAACATCAAGTTATATTCCAGTAAAACAGATTCGTGATGCAAACTCCTATGGCGCTGGTGGAACTGCTGGAGGTATCGCAGTTAGTGGTGCAAAAGATGATAGTTCAGACCAAGTAACAGTCGAAAGAAATGCAATAGATGGTGCATTGGATGTTTTTGTAATATCCAATGATGGTGCAAATTATCACTTTGAAAACAACAAAGCTATTGCATCTGGAACAGGAACAACTTTAATTGTTAGTGCGACAACATTGACAACTGCAAATGCATATGCAAACTCTTCTATCTATTTCACTTATGGTGGTGCTTCTTATGTAAGAAAAGTTGCATCCAGTACTTACAATAGTGGAACAAGTCAAGCAACAATGACATTAAGTGCAACTTTGGGAGTGACACTTTCAGGAACTATGCCAACTTGTAACGTTGGGCCTTGGCCAAGAGTAGATGGTGATGGACACGGACAACAACTTGTTTTGACAGCAAATACTACTGGCGGAGCTGCAGCCGGTTCTGTTGGGGGGGTAACAGTCGTAAACTCTGGAAACAGTTTTACAACTGCAACCATGACAGTATCTACACAGCCTGGAGCATCTTCTCCTTCTGGTGCAGCCATTACTCCAATTATTCCACCAAAGGGTGGGCATGGATATGATGCGGTTAGTGAATTGGGTGGATATTTTGCAATGATCAATACAAAGTTGACACAAAGTGAATCTGGTGCATTTACTACATCAAACGATTTCCGAAAAATTGGATTGTTAAAAGACCCTAACACAAATGGTGGATTTGTAAGATATACTTCTGATACCGCAGACCAAGCAAAAGTAATTACTTATTCTTCTGCTAATGAAACCGTCACTGGCGATATTACAATTACTCAAGCGACATCTGGTGCAACTGGTTATGTTGTGGATGTGAATGCGGCTGCAAGTACAATGAGAGTTATTGACACAACGAATGGTACAAGTGATACTAATGGATATGATTCCAAGCCAGGTTCATTCCAAACAGGGGTAGCAGCAACAAGTGGAACCTTGTCTTTTACAGTTGCGGCTGTTGCAAATGGTGCAATGTCAATTGGTTCGGGAGAAATCATTTATATTGAAAATCGAGCACCAGTTGCTCGTGCCGCAGACCAAACAGAAGACATTAAACTTATCATCGAATTTTAATAAAAAGAATAATATAAATGGCGAATGTAACAACGAATTTTAATGTAGATCCGTATTATGATGACTACAATGAAGACAAACAGTATCTAAGAGTATTGTTCCGTCCTGGCTATGCAGTACAGGGTCGAGAGATGATTCAACTTCAGACTATTCTTCAGAAGCAGTCTTCTCGTCTTGGTGATCACATATTCAAAGATGGTTCTGCCGTTCTTGGTGGTGAACTAACTTTAGACACTCAGGTAACTTATTTAAAGTTGATAGCTGCTGATACTGCAGCCACTTTTGCCGGTGGTGTAATCAAAGATTCTTCTGGTGCAACTCGAGCACAAGTTATTACTACAGATGCGGCAGTAGGAACAGATCCACCCACACTTTACATAAAATTCATTTCAGGTACAGCATTTGTTGCTGGGTCAACCATCACTCTTGACGGAACCAGCACAACTGGAACAGTTGCTTCTACAAATCATACTGGTAATGCATCCATTGCAAGCGTCAATCGTGGTGTTTATTTTGTTAGTGGATTTTTCGCACTTTGTCTCCCACAAACTCTTGTATTAGAAAAATATTCTAACACACCCACATATCGTGTGGGTTTGACAACCACCGAATCAATTGTAGATAGCACTACAGATGCTACTCTTCTTGATCCTTCAACTGGAACAACAAACGCAAATGCTCCAGGCGCAACTCGTTTTAAGATTGCATTAACACTTGCAAAGAAAACTACTTCTTCTACTGATCCTGTGGCTGCAAATGCAGACTCAAATTTCATAGAATTATTGAGGGTAGTTGCTGGAACACCTACAAAACAATCAAAGTATCCAGTTTACGGAGAAATAGAACGAACACTCGCAAGACGGACTTATGATGAGTCGGGAGACTATACAGTAAGACCATTTCCTATTCGGATGGTCGATCATCAAGGAGCATCGGGAACAACTACCGCTTCTTCAGCAACTACTATTACTGGAATACTTTCAGATTTTGAAAATGACTTTGTTGTAGGAGATTCCATTTATGTGTCTTCTGCAACGACAACTTTCGCAGATGTTTCTTCTATTGCTAATGCAACTTCAATGGTTGTTTCAACTGCATTAGGTAATGGTACTGCACAAAGAATTCATAATAGAAATCGTGTATCTGCCGCATTAGATCCAGGCAAAGCATATGTTAAAGGATATGAATACGAAAGTATTGCAACTGAATATGTCGATGTTAAAAAAGGAAGAGGAACACAAACACAAACTGCATTTCCCATCAATCCAAACTTTGGAAACTATTTTAAAGTAAAAGGATTTCGTGGTGGTGGCCTTGCTGTAGGTGGGGTGACATTTGATCCAGAATCTTTACCAACAATGGATATTCATTGTGTTGCAAATACTGGAATCACTTCAACTAATGTTAATACATATAATTCTACAAAAATCGGAACAACTAGAGTCCGCCAGGTAGATTATTCTTCTGGTACATTTTCTACTGTAGTTGAGAGTGATGCTGCAATTTTTGACCTTTATGTTTTTGATACTCAGTTTAGTACAGTAACAACAACGGTTGGAACTAATTACACTTCTGGTGCAACTACTATAATTTTGACAGCAGCAACTTCTTCATCAACTGATGATGCATATAACGGTGCAAAAATTACTATAGGTGCAGAAACAAGAACGATTACAGATTATGTTGGAGGATCAAAAACAGCAACATTGAGTCTTGGATTCTCTGCATCTCATTTAGCAACTGTTGCTGTAACGATTAACTTTTCAGTCAGAGAAGTAGAATGTCTTGCAATTGCAAATACTACAACTTTTGCACTAGACGGCCCGCAATTTGGAATAGATAATTCTAGTAAAGTAAATGTCGATGATGCAACAAGTAATACTCAAATTTTTGATTCTAGTTTAAGTTCTCTTGTTTTTCCTATCGGATTCGACAACATCAAGAGTTTGAACAATCAAGGTCTTACTTACAGGAGAAAAGATACTATTGCCGCATCTTTCTCCCATTCTGGTACTGCAACATCCGCAACCTTCAATGCTCCAGAAGGAAAATTCTTAAACGAAGGATTATCTACTGGTGCATCTCTTGAAAATGAAAAAGGAAGTTATGTTGCAGTTATAGATGCTATTACAACACAAACTGGTGTGACATTAACATTGGCTTGTACAACTGTGAATGGACAAACTGCTGTAACTGTAACTTCAGGAAATACAAACAGTCTTAGAGCAGGAATGTCAATTAATACTGCTGGTGCAGGAGTTCCAAATTCTGCAACTGTTGCATCTGTTACAAATTTAACAACTTTTGTAATGTCTGCGGCTGCGGATGGTACTGCTGGTTCGGGGAATTTAGTGTTTGGAGGTACAGCTGTAGCATCAGAAGGTGTTCTTGCAATCGGACAAATAATTGATATCAATGCAGTTGTTGCATCTGATACTCAGCTGACTCTTACACCAGTTAGAACAGGAGCTGCTTTTGCTTCAGGAACAACTTTTACTGCAAAAGTATATTCAACACTCGACATAGTTGCAAAGGCTGAAAAAGTTAAAACAAAAGTTACTGCAACAAGTCCTGCTGCACCTGGCGATATTAAAGATAATGGAACAGTTTTAACAAACACAGATAACAGACTTGCAAATGGACAGATGATCGTTGCATCTTTTGCAGGAACACAATCTCTTCAAGTATCGGATGCAACTGTAGTAACAAGTGTGATAGAAGCAGTATCAATTACTAACACGATGGCATTGCAGTTTCCTACTGTAACTTTGGGTGCTGCGGTTGGAAATACTGCACACGTTAATAATATTACTTCACGATATACTTTTAATGACGGACAAAAAGATAACTCTATAGATCATTCATCAATCACATTGAAACCAGGCCAAGCAAAACCTGCAAACAATGTTTTGATACTTTTTGATTATTTCAGTCATACTCCTACTGATGGATATGCTTCGGTTGAATCTTATACTAACATAGATTATGCGGATATACCATCCTTCACAAGTCCTGTATCTGGTGTTACGAGACAATTGCGTGATTGTCTAGACTTTAGACCAATTAAATCTATTAGCTCTAGTGGAACTCTTCAAACAAACGAAGATATTCCAGATGCAGACACAAGCATTACCGCAAATACTATTTTCTATTTGCCACGAAAAGACAAACTGACATTAACTAAAGATAGAGTATATAAAGTTCTTAATGGAGTCTCAGCAGAAAATACAATTCTTCCTGCTGATGATGATGATGCAATGACTCTTTACAATTTAGATATTCCTGCATACACATTTAATTCTAGTGATGTAGATACTCAGTACGTTGATAATCGCCGATTCACAATGAGAGATATCGGTAAGATTGAAAAGAGAGTTGATACTTTAGAGTATTACACCGCATTGAGTCTCTTGGAAAAAGAGGCATCGGATCTTTCAGTTAAGGATTATGCAACTAATTTGGAACGATTCAAAAATGGAATTCTAGTCGATTCATTTAACGGACACAATATTGGTGATGTATCTCACGCAGATTTTGCCATTGCGGTTGATCAAGAATTAAAAGAATTGCGGCCACCATTCAGTTCGGATTCATTTAAGTTTACTACTGCTTTGGGCGCAAATACACAAAAAACAGGGGATTTGGTAACTCTCCGATATTCTTCTTCAAATTTGGTTGTACAACCACTTTGTAGTAATACCGAAACAATTAATCCGTTTGGTACAAGTCAATTCAATGGACAACTTACACTCTCTCCACCAAGTGATGTTTGGTTTTCTGAAACCGGCAGACCTTTGGTATTGATTAACTTGGAAAGTTTAAATGACCATTGGCTTCAAGGTAATGAAAATGGGTTCGGTAAACAATGGGATGATTGGAGTTCTGCTTGGAGTGGTTCACAAGTAAACGATGATAATTTAATCAAGACAAGAAAATCTACATCCTCATCTACTTCAGTAAGTCGTTCTACATCGGTTACAAGTAAAAACAAGACACGAACTGGTATCATTTCAACCAAGCCACCAGAGACTATTAAGAGGTCGGTTGGAAATCGAGCAGTAAGTATTTCTATTGTTCCATTTATACGAGAACAAAAAGTTCATTTTGTTGCAAAGGGGGTAAAACCAAGTTCAACTTTTTATCCTTATTTTGACAATACACTTGTTTCTGCATATACAAAAAATGCATTTAAGATAACATATTCTGCAAATACCACTTCTGCAAATTCTGGTATATTTGATACAAATACAGGTCAACAGATTACTTTAACACAGTCTTATACTCTTGGAGCTCATGACAAGGCTGCAACAGGTTTAGCACTTTATCAGAATTCATCTTCTATAATGGTATCTGATTTGGTAAATGATGTTACAATGACATCTACTCCTGCTGCAATGACAGTAGGAGAAACCGTAACATTTTATTCTGATTCTGCAAGAACAACAAAAACTGCTTCAGGAATATTGCAATCTTATGTCACTACAGCTGCAAATAACTTTACAATCAATGCAATTTCAGGAACTATTGCAACTGGACATTATGTAACTGGCTCTGCTTCTGGAAATACCGCAGGATCAGTTTCAGATGCAGGGGGGTTTAGAACAGGAGAAGTATCAAATGGACTTGCTGGTGATTCTAAAGCAAATGGTAACATCACGGCAGTAAGTTCTTCTATGCCGACTCTTGCAACTACATTAACTGCCGACACACATGGTGTTATTGTGGGAGAATTTGAACTTCCTGCAACAACATTTAAGAGTGGAGAAAAACTTCTCCGTTTGACAGATAGTGAAACAGATAGTGTTGCAAGTACAGAGTCAGTTGCAGAGAAAATCTTCAGAGTTCAAGGACTTCTTGAATCACGAACAGGAAAGATTTCTTCAACTCGGCCAATGGAATCAAAGAGGGAAAACGTAAAAGAGAAGGCGGTAACACAAGATACTATCAATCGTGTTACTACATCAACAAATTGGGTTAATCCTCTTACACAATCGTTTCTTGTTGACCAGAACGAAAATCCAAATGGAATTTTTGCAAGTAGTGTAGATATTTTCTTCTCGGCAATCGATGATACTTTGCCAGTAACTCTTGCACTCAGACCGATTGTAAATGGATTTCCAAGCTCATCGCAGATACTTCCATTTTCGGAAATTACATTAAATGCTGCTGATGCAACTGCAAACTCAACTGCACCAAGTGTTGCAACATCAACTACTTACACAAGGTTCACTTTTGAATCACCAGTTTATTTGTATCCAGATGAATATGCAATTGTTATGACATCTCCTTCAACAAGTTATGCGGTTCATGTTGCAAACTTGGGTGAAATAGTTAAGAATACAACAAGCACGAAAGTGTCACAGCAACCATTTGTTTCATCGTTTTTTCAACCACAGAACTCTTCTGTTTGGCAAGCAAATGCAGAAAAACAGATGATGTTCAGAGTTAATCGTTGTGAGTTTGATACAGGAACACACGCAACTTATTTTTCATCTGAAGCAACTCCTTTGTCTGGAAACACTTCTGGGCCTGCGTATGATGTGTTTAAGTTGTCAACAAGTGATTTGACATTTTCAAATACTGCACTTTCATTCTCATATAAAGGAATTTTGACTGCGAATTCAGATGCATCGGTTACAAACGATTCGAGTCGAAACACAAACCTAGATGCGGCATGGACAGAATTTAGTCCAAATATGAATTACACATTATCTGGCCAGAAGAAATTTATTTCATCCAGAGGAACAACGGGCCCAGTTACATATGCGGCAAATAACTTTTACATGAAGTCAACTTTCACTTCAAATGATTCTAAAGTTTCTCCTGCTGTAGATATGTCAAGGATGAATCTTATTACAGTTGAAAACTTGGTGAATCGTGGTTCTCTTGCAAATTCCGATTTTGTAGTTACTGCTGGTGGAACTGGATATAGTGCTGGTACACCAACTCTCACATTTACTGGTGGGGGTGGAACTGGTGCGGCTGCAACTGCTGTCCTTACTGGTACTGTAGTCACTTCAATTGCAGTTACATCGGGTGGTTCTGGATATTACGAAACACCAACTATGGTAGTTAGTTCTGGAGCAGCTGTTGCAACAATTCAAAACGAACTCGCAAAGTCGGGGGGAAATGCAAAAGCAAGATATATTTCAAGAAGGGTAACTCTTGAAGATAGTTTCGATGCACAGGATATTAAAGTTTGGTTGAATGCTTACAAACCAAAAGATACAGACATTAAAGTTTATTATCGGGTACACAATTCGGAAGATCCTTTGAATTTTGAAGACAGGCCTTATGTTCTAATGACTCAAGAAACAGATGCAAATCGAATTTCTGCGAGTGAGACAGACATAAATGAATATGTATATAGATCTTCGGCAAACAACGTTTCATATACTTCATCAAATGTAACGTATGATAAATTTAAAACTTTTGCAATTAAGGTTGTGCTTGGTTCTGCATCAACTTCAATTATTCCGAAAGTTAAAGACATGAAAGCAGTAGCATTGGATTTCTAATATGTTAGCAAAAACAGACAGAGTTGGACTCGCAAGAGATATGAATAACAATGCACTTCTTGCAAATGATATTTCTATGTTACAATCACATAGAGAAGAATATCGTATAAGACAAACGCAAAGTAATTCATTAAATGATATAAATATTATGAAGGAACAAATACACGGAATGATGAAAGAATTTCAAGAAATTAAACAATTATTGCAAAATCATATTCAGAGAGATAATCAATGGCAGGCGTAAACAGAGCGGCAGTCGCAGTAACAGATACATTTGATGTTTGGAGGGTTCGTACCAACGAATTAAATACTTCTCTGAATGCAGGAACACACGCAAGTACTGCTAATACAATAATGTGGAGAGATGACAATGCAAGTCTTGTAGCAAATGTAGTCACCGCAAATACATTAAATATGACTCATGCAACTGGTACTGCTACTTTAGTAGTTACTTCTGCACTTGCGGCCGATGCAACAAAAGCATCGATACAAACTACAGGTGGTATCAAAGCAGACTTGGGTTCAAAATTTGGAGCTGCAGTTGATGTAACAGGCGCACTTACAGTAGGGGGAAATACTACTCTTGGAAATGCAGCAGGAACGGATACAGTAACTTTCACTAGCAGAGTTGGTAGTGCAATTGACAATACAACATCGCTTACTTATGATGTAGGTTCATCTACTCGTTTGTGGAAAAACTATTATGGACAAGGTATAGACTTAACTGGAAACACAACATTTGCCGCAGCTGCAACTCTTGACATAACATCTGGGCATTTAACGAAACCAAGTTTAAAAATTACAGATGCTGTTCAGGCTGGTGCTGGTGCAAAATTAGTAGAGATAACATCAAATTCCGCAGATACCGCAGCAAGACCTCTTTTTAAAGTTACAAACGACAATGTTGCAGCAGTTGCAACAACTGCAATTTGTGCTCAATCAGATGCTGGTCGAGGTTTTTATGCAATTTCAACAGATTCTACTCAATCAAGACAAGCACTTCCTGCATTAGAAATCGTATCAAATCACACAACTGCAAATACTGCAACTGGTAATGCTGTTGCTCTTATTACTGCAAGTGCGTTGACAACTGGTCGGGCACTTCATGTTACATCGGCTGGTGCATCAAGAACTGGACATTTAATTCACCTTGCATCTACGGATACTGGTGCTGGTTCTACTGGAGATGTTCTTCATGTAAAAGCACATACATCATCCAATACCGCAATGATTGCAAACTTTGCGAATGCGACAACAAACGTTCTGTCTGTTATGGTTGGTGGTGGAGTTAGAATTGATGGTGATTTGGATGTAACTGGTTCTACAACTCAATTTCGCACATCAACTGCACTCGTAAATGATAAAACTCTTGTTCTTGGTTCAGTAGGTGATGCTGTAACTGGTGTAACTTTCACACAACACACATCAGCACCAGTTTTTACCACAACATCTGCTAACAGACCAGCGGTATCTGATGTTATTTTTATAGCAACTTCTTCAAGTACAGTTATACTTTCAGAAACAATTTATACTGTCGCAACTACACCATCTGCAACCACATTTACTGTCGCAGGAACAAACAATACAAGTGCGGATGCGAGTTCAAGAACAGTAGTTTTTACTGGGCCACAAACAGATGCTGCTGTAGATGATGCAGGATTATATATTCCTGGCTCAACTGCACTTCATGTATTAAAGTGGGATGATACAGACAATTATTGGGACTTGAATGATTCATTAAAAATAAACACAACAACACAACTGGTAGTTCCAAAAGGAACAGCGGCACAACAACCTGCAAGTTCCGCAACAGCAACTGTCGCTGCTGCAACAACTGGTGCAATGAGATTTAATACGGATGCTAGTTATTTTGAAGGAGTCAATGCAGGAACATCATTTGAGGCCTTTGCAACACAAAACTTTTCAACTGCAATTGCTGTTGCTTTAGGGTAATTTGCAATGATAAATAAGAATAGAGAATAAAGAAACTGGAGCTTAAACAAAATGGCAAATAATTTTTACAACAAAATCGCACAAAATGTATCGGCAGATCACAATGTCCCTACATGGCTGTATTCGGTTCCAACTTCTAAAAAGACGATTGTAATT